ATAGGGTGTGTGTTTCTTACTATGGCGAATCTTGTGTATTTGATGCCATCCCTTGGGCTTGCCTTCTGTTGGATGGCGCGCTTCAAAATTTCTGAACAACAGGCATAGGACTTGCCAGATCCAACAGGCCCCATAAGACCGCGCACAAAGCTATTATCCTGCAGAAACTTGCCCACAACAGGGCTGCTACTAAAATCAAATTTTGTTTGTAACGACATGTGTTACCTTTCCACTAATGAATCCCAAAGCAAGTCTTAACCAACAATCATCACACACTTGCTTAATTGATGCCCTTATATCCCTCAATGGATGTGGTGTAGTGGCATACTTTAACTTGCACTGCGTGCATAAAATTTTTTTAGTCATTGGCGTCCTTTTCTTTACGGTATGGTTTCCAAGCGCCAAACTCTGTTCCGTCATACCAAGCGTTATATGCCGTGCCCAACACAAATGGCATGAAAGAGTTTTCCTTTGTTGAACTTGGAACATGAGGAACCATGTGTTTATATTTCAGCATTTTTGTAATAAACGCTTGTTTACTTGCGCCTGTCTTGATTGTTTTGTGCGCTATCTTCCAGAATTTTTTTTCATCATACATCCTTATCATCCCCTGGCATAACCATCTGAATGTCTAAGACAGCAGGCTTATCTTCTGTTTTGGCAGGGTCAAGCAGACCAGCAGACTTTGCTAGTAACTGCCCAACCCTTATCTTGTCTATGAGCTCAACTTCAAGCTGATCCCCTGCAGCTGTGGGTGTAACCTTAATCTTCCTAATAGCGGCAAGCGCATGGTCTGGGATGTCTTTGGCATCCTTCACCAACACCTGCCCATCCTTCCAATCAAGGACATCTGTTATGTTGGCAGCAAACAAACCAAGCAGCGCCTGGGCAATGTTATCCCTATTATCATAGATCATTTCACTGCCGCGCAGCCTTTTCTGGATGTCACCAACACCACCAAACTTGCCCACAGGGGGTACAGCTCTTTTACTCATATCAAAGCCTGTTGCCTTTCATCATGCACTAGTGGTTTCCAAAGCAAATCAACAAGGCTATAGCTGCCCTTAAACTTGCTTTGGTAAACCTTTGCACCTTTTTTTGCGTTGTTTCGCAGCACAACCAGACAATCTTCTGGGGTAAACACCATAGAATCCCCATCATGGACTATCTTTAAGCCACCTTTTTCTACAGCTTTGTGCAGGTCTGTATCCCTTACAGATACATATTTGCCCTGCCATAGCTTCTTTACCTTCCTAATGACCATAACAACCCCCTAGAATCCGCTTGGTAAGCTGTCACCACCACCAGAATTGTTGTTGTCGTCTTGCTCAAATAGGTTTAACCAGATCTCACCATTCTTATCTGGTATGGGAAGTGAATCTAATTTGATGCGAATCTTCCCATCCTTTTCAAAACCACGCCCATGTCTAATCCAGATAGGCTTTTCCCTACCTTCGATTTCCTTGGCTTGGCTAACATTGTATTGCTTTTTCATAGCAATCCTTCCTTTCTACATAAAACCCCCAAATTTTTTTGTGAAACCCCCATATAACGCTATGACCCCCGGGGGGGCTAAGGTCACTTTTTCTGCGCACATGGGCGCCAGGTGGCGTAGATCCCACAAAACCTTTAGATAATCGATGGTGCGTAAACTTATCATATGACCCTTTGCAAACTTTACACATCATCTTGGCAGCTTCATCTTTGCTGTTGTCATCTTAATTATAGATTCCACAGACATTGGCTTGCCTTTGTTGTCATGCATCTTCACAAAGTACAGCAATGATTGTGGTGCTGGCTTGTTCTTGTCCTTCATCTTATCCAATAGCTTGCTTGCTATATCTTCAAAGGCTTCTATGTCCATACAAGCTAAGACATCCTTGGCTAGTTCCATCTGTCTGAAGTCATAGCTCCATGGTCTGCCATACTTGCTTTGCACCATTTGGCTGTACAAATTGCACAACTTCCTACAATCAACTTCACTTATATTATCTTTACTAGTTAATCTATGGTAGTTATTTACTAGGTGGGGTTTGTTTTCTTGTACAACCTGCACCTTGTTATTATTACCATTACAATCCCCAACTTGTACAAGCCCCGCCTTGTTATCAATGAAGTTATCCACAGGCTTTTCAGATGTTTGTTCTATGAAGGCAAGGGTATCTTTTGCTGTATCCTTTTCAATAAATGGGTCTTTGTGGGTTGCCTTTTCTATGACATCTTCCATGCCCCTTCTTGGGTCATAGATGACACGCCAGATAGCGCCCTTCTTACCATATGCCCTTCGCACATCTTGGTTGCGTACCTTTTCTAGATAACCCCATTTGATTAACTTGGTCATGTGGTGTGACACAGCTTGTTGGCTGCATTGGCATATGTCTGCGAGTGTCCTTTGATTCACAAAGAATGTGCCTGTGTAGCTTGATGCATGTGAAGCACAGATGCCAAGAACTCTATATGTCATAGGGTATTGATTGAATCTGACATCACCAAAGGATCTGGCGGGCAACACACTATGTTGACCTGGGCATTGGTATTCCCCTTGTGGTGCATCCCTAACTGGATCTGGTGACAACTTACTTTTCTTCATCACCAAACACTTTCTGTATCTGCTTGCCTATGTACTTCATAACAGGCACAGCCATACTATTACCTAATGCTTTGTATCTGGGTGCATCACCTACTGTCTTGCCCCTATAAGGTATCAAGGTGTAATCATCTGGGAATCCCTGCAAACGTTCACATTCCCTTGGAGTTAGGCGCCGTATTGCCTGCCCCTTCTGATGCACAGCTGTATCCACAGCTTTCTTTGCCTTCAATGTGGGTGTCATGTTGTCTGTAACCGCAGGGTCAAAGGCTGCGCCTGCATCATGTGTAAAGGCTACAGTGTGTGGTTCTTGTGAATCTAATGTGAACATCACATCATCATTCCAACCCTTACCATTGGTATGACCCTTCCTTGTCTGGCTTCCTTGCACAGCAATGGTAGGGTTTATGACTAGCTTATCTGCATCATCAAACCCAACACCCTTCCAATCCCTAGCTTTTATTGTGCCCGCAACTAGTCCACCAGATCCACCGCCATTGTTACCACCTTGGCTTGGCAGTGTGCCAAACGCATCATCTGTATTGTAGATCCTATCACCTTGGTATCCTGTGGCATCTACAACTTGATAGGCATCTAACTCTTGGGCTCCTCCTGTGCTACTGAATGGAGAGCTTGCTGTAATTGTGGGGGCAGTGGCTTTCCCCTTTTTTCTGCACGGTCTAGGATTCCACGACACGCTTTGCTTGATAGGAAGTAGCGCGTCGGCACATCCCCACCCTCTAGTACCTGATGAAGCGCACACAAAGATCCTTCTTCTGCGCTGGGCCACTCCGAAGTATTGGGCGTCCAAGATGCGCCATGCGGCAACCCGCTTTTCCCCAGAAACCACACCTGCGTAGCTCCATCCTTCCCTTGGTGGTTCGATGGGTACATCACATCCACATAGTCCAGCCAAGAAATTTCCAAAGGCATTGTCGTCTGTGGACAAGACGCCTGGGACATTTTCCCAGACGATGATCGCTGGTTTTCTTCCAGCATTAAATCGAAGATCGTCAATTGCATCTGCTAACCTCACAAATTGTAGTGTTAAGTTTCCCCTATCATCAGACAAGGATTGTCTTTTGCCTGCCAGACTAAAGGCTTGGCAAGGTGTGCCGCCTACTAATAGATCTGCATCACCAATCCATTCTTCATCTTGCAATGCAGTGAAGTCACCATGGCATGGTACATCTGGATAGTAATGTTGCAGCAAGGCAACAGGGAAAGGGTCTATGTCTGAATAGGCTATGGCTTTCCAACCAAGGTCATGCCATGCCACAGTGCAGGCTTCTATGCCTGAACAAACTGATATGTATTTCATTCCACCCACCCTATCTTTCTTAGGTGGAAGTATGATTCTAGTATGGTGCTCACAATATTTTCATAATGTTCACGCCATTGTGTATCATTCACAAGAGCCCTGCCCTTTTTGATGTTGTACATGATGGTGGTGTGATCCCTTTGGAACGCACGACCAATGGCAACAGTTGATTCAAGGGTAAGGTTATGTGCAATCAAGATGCCCAAGCACCTTGTGTCTGCATGTTCCCGTCTGTTCGCTAACAATTCCCTAACATCTATGTCAAAGTGTTGGGCTGTCTGGTACATAATTACCTTGGACGGTATCTTGCCGGTGATATCTCCACTATCATTGTGCCAGGGTACATAGCTTCCACTAACTTTTTCTTTAGCTTGTAGACCGCTGTCTTGAATCCCTTGACATCCTCTACTACTGTGCATCCAATCTGTCCTTCCTTTCCTGTTTGCTTGTGATCGATGTACCTAAAGTCTGCTTCATACCTGCAGATCTTCTTGCCATCTATCACAATCTCATAGCGCGGATGAACTTCAAGGTTGCTAATTTCACCAGACAACAATCTAGGTTTAAGCACATACCTATAGTGTGCTGCCTCTGCCAAGCTATCAAACTTGTGACCATCAACTTCTGTCTTTTTGTTTCTGTACTTGCTTGGCAATTTAGTTCTCCACGTTACTAACAGACACGTTATCATTTATATTTTGAGTGTAAACCAGAGCAGAATAATTTATTTATCCCTTGTAATCAGAGCAAACACAGATTAGATTACTAGTATGTGCTATGAAAAAGGAGATAGATATGTACAGTTTTACATTTAAAAATGGGGATGTCCTTGAACTTAAAGGCATCAAGCATGCTGCCTTCGCATCCCAAGAAACACATTGCTATGAAGCTAGTGTGTACTTCAATGGTAAGATCATTGGGTGGGTAAACAATGATGGCTTTGGTGGTTCAGATACCTTCAATGCTAAAGAACCATTCAAAGAAAACAGAACAATCTGGGCAAGATTGGAATCCAGAATTGCAGAAGATCACCCACAATATCACATGTCATGGGATGATTCTTGGAATGACATGTCAATGGAAGTGTGGTGTGGGGAACAAGTTAATAAGTTCCTAGCAACTAAAGACTTCAACAGATACATGAAGTCTAAGGTTGTGTTCATCAAGCCAGATGAACCAGAAGCTATCAGATACTTTAGCTTCAAGGGTGTTAGGTCAATCACACAACAACACATTGACCACATCAAGTCTAAGTATCCTACCTATAAGATACTTAATGATATGCCTAAGTCAGAAGCATTAGATCTGTGGGTGTCATGCAATGCCTAATGGCTTGCATCAATATTAAAAGATGGTGGGGGTGGTGTTTCGGATTGACCACCCCCATAAGTTTTTAGGAAGGAAAGTGTTATGGATGTCTATGGATTTGCAAGGGTATCAACAGACAAACAAGATGTGGAACATCAAATCCAAAAGATAAGGGATCACTATCCACAAGTCAAAGATTTCTTTATTGAAGATGGTGTTAGTGGTGCATTGCCAAGGTCACAAAGACCTACCTTTCAGAAGGCAATAGCCACATGCAAAAAAGAAAAGGCACTACTAGTCTGCACAAGGTTAGACAGACTAGGTAGAAATGCACCAGATGTATTAGATTTTTTCCAGAATGAAATTCAAAAAGGCAAGGTCAATGTGGAAGTCATTGGTCTGCCATTAGATCCTATGACCACACCTATCATGGTTGGTGTGGGTAGTATTGAAAGGCATCTTATATCTGAAAGAACCAAGGATGCATTGGCTAGGATCAAAGCAGAAATTAGGGATAAAGGTTTCTACATTACCAAGGATGGCAAGAAGATTACATCCCTTGGTTCACCCACCAACATGTCTAAGGCTAGTGCCAAGGGGTTAGAAACCAGAAGGGCAAAGGCAGATCTATATGCAGAAGCCAAGCTACCTTTGATTCTTAGCTTACAAGAACAAGGTCTTTCATTAAGGGGTATAGCCACAAGGCTTAATGAACTAGGTGAAAGAACCATAAGGGGTAATGACTACAATGCACAACAAGTAAAGCTAATGCTTGCTAGGTGTGCATGATGATTATCAATGTGTCTGAAGAATTCTTGGATGGGTACAAGTGTGCCATCCAAGATGTAAAGGATGGTGGGTTGTATGACCTAGCCATGGCATTGCTAATGTTTGAACTTGATCCACCAGATAGTGAAACCCAAAGGGGTTATCACCATGGGGTTAGGATTATGTACAACAAATCTAAAGAAGGGGGGTGATCTTATCAAAGTTTTAGAACTTATTGGTGGTGTCCTATTGGGCATCATTGTGATGCTTGTTCTGTGGGCAAGCATGTGGTTTTTCTGTGCATTAGATGATGTGTGCTACCACCAAAATACAACAACTTATATGGAAGGAAAATGGAATGGCTAAACATACCATTACAGGAAGGGAACTTGGGTGTTCTGAATTGCCGCCACTAGTTCTTAGAAAGACAGCTTTCCAGACAAGGCA